TCACTTCGATTATCGAAGCCCTGTAATCCGCACACGCAGATTACGCGGGACTCAAAGTAAGTTGGATTAGGAACAGGAACCACTTGGTAGCAATCAGCCGAGTGGTTCTTGTTTTTCCATATATCGTTCGGGGTCATAAATAGTTAGTGCCTTTGCTATTAAGTGAGGTTGTAAAGTCTTTGCATGATGTCCACAAAAGTAAAGGTCACCGTTTAGAAACGAGGCTCCGACCTTTGCTTTGGCTCCGCATCTATCACAGTTCTCAAACACTTCGATAGGTGTTTGAACCATCGCGGTCATTTGTTTTTCTTTGACTCAGGTGGATATTTCTCAATCCACTCTTTGATTCTTCCGTCTTTGTAAAGTCGCACTATCCAGCCATCTTTAATCTGCATTGGATTGAATGGGTGTTTTGTTTTAGCGCTTCCCTTTGTCATTACTTAAGGCGCCCTGCATTTGAATCATTGACTGGTCCTCCGACAATCCAAGCACGGCAAGTTCTAGCGCTCGCACATTTGAAATCAAAAGCCTCGCAATATCCCAACTCACCAGCCTCGGTTACATCCCAAGCGGTTTGACGGGTATCGCCTTGGGCTAATCCGCCCTCGATACATTGGAGCATTGCTGAGGTTTGGACAAACGCCGCGCAGTTCCCGCATCGCTGTTTCTTGGCTTCATCGGCGCTGACGCCCCATTCAGACCCTATCTTCGCCCAGTAGTCATCATTAGGCTCGGACGGGTTCAAAGGACCGTACATAGCCGTCTCAATGGCTTTGGCACGGTTCTCAAGGTTAGTCCTTACATCCTGAGTCGCTGTTGGGCATGAAGCCTTCAATAGAGCGGAGACTGCTGGTGTAAGAGACATGAGAGAAGCGTATCAGGCGAACATCTGTTCGAATTGTGTGGCACAAAATTCTTTGTGTTTTGGGAAGATTATTAACCCCCGTTGTGTTATACTGGGTGTACAACGACGAGAGGAAATGACATGGCGATTCAAGCAGTTGTCAAGATTGAGAATCAATGGAGCAAGGGCGAAATCAACAAGGTAGTAGTTGAGTTCGAGACTGTCGGTGAGATTGAAAGTTACTTAGCGTACAACAGGGCTTACATCAAGGAAATCAAGTTTGCTGGCAAAATCAAGAAGGAGGAAGAATAATGGGGATTCAAATAGAAAACAACGAGATTTTAGATTTCGTTGAATATGTAGATAGTTTCTACAACCCTGTAACTGGTGTTTTCCCAATCAAGGGTGTGACCACAAAGAAGATTACAGAAGCCATCAAAACTTATGTTGGCGTTATCCAATGGGGTCAGAAAATAACTTGGGGTGGTGGCGATAGCGTCGATAGAGAGTTTGTCCGAGACATTATCTTAAAACAAAATCCTGAGTGTGAGGTGGCTGCGTGAGTAACTGGTCAGACAAGATAGTTGTGATTGGCGTCGGAATCTCGAAAGAAGAAACTGACAAAATTAAAGAAATCATTGTTGAAAAGGTCGATATCCAACCCCAGTTATGATATACTAGACTTGTTCGAGAGGGGACAAAGATGAGAAACCGACCAGTAGTTTCAACTGCGAAAGTTCGCGGTTTGATTAAGAAAAACGGCATCGGATATGTGGATGCGACAAGGCGTAATTACCCATCAATCGCGCAAGGGGTCAGCGTGTGGCAACTTTGTTCCACCGTCAATTTTAAGGTTTACGGGGACTCAGAAGCGAAGCAAGAGGAAATCTACCAAAAGTTTGTCGCGGTTCTTGCTGTTGAAGGGTTAGCGGTCAAAAAAATAAGCGACACATTTGAAATAGTTAGTGCATAGCTAACCCTAGTTATGATATACTGGACTTGTTCTCAGAGAGGGGAATAAAATGGCTCAGAAAGCAGTCAAGAAGATTGGTCAGTACAGGCTTTACAAAATTGCTGGCTACGCTTACTACGAAATCTACTACGGCACAAAAGCAACAGGTGTTCATGTAGACAACCTTTACGACAAGGCTAATTTCGAGTGGGCTGTGGATGAAATCAAAAGAGCAACTCAACAGGCTATCAATGAAGAATTCGGAATAGGGGTGAGCAACTAATGGCTCTTACATTTGAAATCGAATACTTTCGATGGATTTGCGATTGTGGCAAACGCGGTAAGTTCTTGATTTTCAATAAGGCTTGCCAAGCATCCGACAGACATATCAAAGAACATGAAAGAAAACTTGAGTGGGGCTTTTCAACTAACTTATCAAGGGAGGTTCAATAATGGGGTGGGATGTAACTCAGGTCGGTAGCAACATCACAACTCGCAAGTTCGTCGAGCATGAAATCAAACTTTCATACGACGGAGTTTACGAGGCAATCAAAATTGTCGAGGGCAAGAATCAATACGGGCAAAAGGCTTTCTATGTCGCACTCAGGAAACTTGAGGACGGCAAGGTCGTGGCGCTTGTTTATCTAACTCGACGCAAGAACGGTTCAATCGCCATCAAGGTAATTGGAGAATCATCAGGTCCAGCACAAATCGAGGCTCCAGCATCTTTCATCGGGTTGCTATCACCAACTCAAGATGAATGGGCATCGCAATGGCGAGCAGACTGCATCAATCACTACATATGAACTAAAATCCTAAAGGGGGTTTAATAAAATGGGGTACACACATTACTGGACAACAAAAAGCGAGCCGCTTCCTTCAGACTGGCAAAAGTTCTTTGAAGGTGCAATCGCAATTATCGAAACAGCAAAAGAGGCTGGCATCGACCTCGAGGACAACTCAGACAAAGCGGGATGGGTAATTAACATCAACGGAGTCGGAGCCAATGCTCATGAATCTTTTGTACTTGATTCAGGAGATGAACTTGGCTTTAACTTCTGCAAGACTGCGGAGAAGCCTTACGACGCTGTTGTAACTGCAATCCTTATCCACGCCAAGGCAATCCTCGGCGATGCTATCGAAATCAAATCAGATGGCAACTGGGATGAATGGGACAGCGGGAAAGTTCTTTACGAGACAGTCTTTGACTCTCAGCCTAAAAGTGTCTTAGCGTGAGCGACGAGATACTAGCCGAATTGGTGGATGAGTTTGGCACGGGGATTCTCTCGTCATCTCATCCACACACGGGTTTAACTTTGAGGCAATGTCAGATTTTGTATAACAAGTACGGACTTGAAAAGGCTACTGAGATAGTGAAAAGGTGGAAGAAGTTAAACGCCTTGAGGGACCTTAAGTAAATCTGCAACTGTGATTGTAAATCCTTTTGTTGAATACTCGGGGCGATTCATCTCACGCCTTATTCCGTAAAACGCTATCGCCTTACTTACTTTGGCGGTAGGAACTGTTAGCACGGAATCTTCAAGGATAAATGACCAATGGCTTGCCTTGGTCGTACTGATGCCCGATGCGTACCAGCAATCAAGAACATCTGACCAGCACTCTGTTTCAACATAGAGATTGCCTGTTTCTTTCCAGCGTCTATCGCGCTTGACCTCAACTGTTTCAATCGGTGCGGTCAATAGTGAATTGACCATAACCTCGCCTTGTTGCCCAAAGCGTAAATCTAAATCCCAATCAGAGCGACTCATAGTGTTCCCCATTGATTTGTTTGTCCGATAGATATTGGCGCAATGCTTTGAATGACTGAGCGGTTCTCGTAGAGCGCTAAGAGTATTGCCTCAGCGCGGTCAGGGGAAGCGACGCCCCGTTTCTTCATGTCAATCTTTGACTCAATAACAACTCGACCCGACGCATCCGATGTATATGTTGGACCTGCCATCTGAGATAGCACGAATCTATCTACATTCAATCTAATATCCTGTTTGCCGTCTTTAGGTTGAACCATCTGCCGAGCGTTCCACCACATCTCTGCTCTTTGATTCTTGAACTTGGCTTGGTCTTTAGGCTTCTCGGCTACATTGACTGCGATGATGTCAGCGGCGAGCGCTCGCTCTTTGCACCATCTATCCAACATGGAGACAACGCCCCAACCTAATCCGATGGTATCGACCTTGACTCTAATCCTGTCCCGTACTCCTCTTTCTTCGTGCAACTTAATACAGGCTTCAATCTCTCGCATGACAACACCTGCGACATCAACTGCGTTAGCATTTTGCTTACCCGATGAGCGATGAACAATGCTTACTGCTCCGCCATCTAATCGAGCAATAACGAATTCATCTCCGCCATCTGATGCAATATCAACACCAAGTTTAATTATCTTAGATTCAATCGGCTCTTCATTCTCTGTTGCTAACTCAGCCCATGCAAAAGGAATGACCTTGCCTGTACTTGACTTAGGGAACTGAGCATTAACACGGGCTTCAACGAATGGAGAATCCTCACCGAACTCGGAGATAACATCATTAACCCAAGTTTGGTCTACGAGGTGCGTCTTAACTTCGTGGGCTTCTATGTAATCAGGACATGAGCGACATCTGCCAGTTTCCTCACCCGTAAAGTTTGGAGTGTCAAAGGCGCTAATCGGAATGATGTTGTAAAGCGGACTCGAGCAAATTCTTTCAAACCATGTCTGCTCTGTATCTGTTGGAGGGTTACCGAGGACAAGTAGTTTTGTATTACCACCCGTCATAAGCGACTCAAGGGCTGTACCGATTGTGTCGGATAAACCTCCAGCCTCATCAACTACTACGAGCAAGTTAGGTGCGTGGATACCCTGAATCGCTGTTTCATCATGAGCGGCGGGACTGAATCCATATCCAACTACGGTGCCATTGATTTTCCATTGAACGGTGTCGGCTTCTCCAGGTAGATTGTTCTTTGAATGAACTCTTCGGATTGCCGCCCACATAATGTTTCTAACCTGTCGGTGTGTGGTCGCTGTTGTAATTGCAACTGCTGTCCCAGGCGCGTGACAAGATAACCACCAAGCGACGGCTCTCGCGGCTAAGTGAGATTTTCCTGGAGCGTGACAAGCGGGAACTACTGTTCTTTTATTTATCAGCACGGAATTAAGAATCTCTTTTTGTTTACTCCATAGGGTTTCATTCAACCCTTGCTCAACAAATCCAACTGGGTCGTTCTGCCATCTAGCCCACGGGTTATCTAATTCAGCATCAAGGATTACCAATAAGGCATGACGCTCATCAGGTGTAAGCATTGCGAGCAACTCAGCCTGTTTGTTTGAATCGCTTTCGAGGAACTTATCAAGAAGTCTCTCGGTCATAAGTTAAGCGCTCTTCGTTTTACGGGACTCGAGGACCTTGGCTATCTTCTCTTGTAGTTCTCCCATGGTGACTGTAACTCTAACCTCTGACACAGAATGGCTCAACACTTCTTGCTTATCGACTCGACCAAAATCTTCAGGGACTTGACGCTCTAACCACCAAGCCGATGCTTTCCAATCTCCTTGACTCGCCGCGCTGGATATAACTGCAACCTTTTTAGCGATTGCCTCCGCTCGCGCCCGTGTGAGAGACTCCAAAAAATTCAAATATATTTTCTCCTCGGGTTTATGTTTAGCATCAATCAGGGTTGCCAACCTGTCCCGCTCTACCATTCCACGGCTCATCCAGTTATAGAAAGTGGACTCAGAGATGTTTACCATCGCTACCGCTTTGTTTACTGGCATACCAAGAACAATGAGGTTGATTAACTCCTCGCGTTTAATATCATCGAGAAGAACTGTTGTTCCTTTGGGTCGCCCCTTTGGTTTAGCGGGTTTCTTCTTCACTACTGCCGTTGCCACTAGAACTCCTGCCCTATGTACCAAAATCCTAAATCAATATCCCAACCGTACTTACTGATATTGAAGCCAATGCCAAATCCACTTTTGCGTCCCCAAGCGAACCAGTATCGTCCTATCTTTTTCTCCATAGGTTTATTCTACCCTCTTAGCAACTAGAGCAATAGTTATACGCTCGAATGTTATTAACACCAGTTTGGAACTCTTTACCGCAATGGTAACAACTGACAGGCTTTGTTTCAGACTTGCTCTCTAGTTTGGTTATCTCGAACCCGAATAGTTTCATTTACTTCTCCTCGACTTCACACGCCTCAACGGGGATAAATAATAACTCAGCGATGTCTTTCCATCCATTGATTGTGTTCGCCCATTCGTTTAAGTCCTCGCTATGAACTCTCATATTGTGGTCACCGACTCGGATGGTGGTTCGACCCACAGGAATATGCCCAGGCTTAGATTTTCCCCCTGCGAGAATCTCTGCCACTTCTTCAGAACTAAAGCCTGTTCCCCGCAAGCCCGTACTCATAAGAAGTTTGTTCAACTCCTGTGGGTCGTATGTTGCCAAGTCAGAGGTTCGATTATCGACGATGAGGATTTTGATTTCCTCAATCTCATCAACATCAACCCAATGAACGGCAATTTTTTCCCACCCTAACTGAAGCGCACCTTGGTAGGTGTGATTTCCTGAAAGAATATGTTTGGTTGCTTTATTAACTACGATAGGTCGATACTGCCCCATGTGTGTAAGGGACTCAATGATTGCACCGATGTCGCCTTCTCTTGGGTTAAGCGGATGAATCTTAATCTCGTTTATGGGGACTGTCTCTATATCCGTGGCGCTAACTTCAGAGCGCTCACCGCTTGGCTCAGCCTCAACTGGTTGGCGTTCAGGTAATCCCAATCGGGTTTTGATTGCCTTGAGGGCTTTTTGTTTCGTCGGGAACTCTTCGTATAACTGCTCACGCCAAGCCTTGTAGACCGTACTCTCAACCGTAAACCGCCAAGCGCTAACCTTTACT